TGTTGACTTACGTCAACGCTGTGTCTTCAGCTGGTGTGGTTGACATTGCTGACGGCACAACCGTAAGCGCAACTGACACTGACTAATTGATGGTCAGTTAGCTAGGCCATCTTCTGGGGATTCTCGGAGGATGGCCTTTCTTACATTGAGAGGCACATATGGCAGCAGGCGATACAGGAATTTCAATTTGCTCAGATGCATTGATCATGCTGGGAGCCAAGGCTATTACGTCTTTCAATGACGGTACTGATGAGTCTAGTACTTGTGATCGTTTGTATGGCGACATCAGAGACTCTACGCTTGCCACCTATCCGTGGACATTCAGCTTTAAAAAGGTTCAATTAGCGCAGTTGCTGACAAACCCAACTTCCGTGTGGAAGTACCAGTATCAACTGCCTGGCGACAAAATCTCCAATCCTCGTGCTGTTTACAACTCAGCCAACCCTGGCAGTCCTGTGCAAAAGGACTGGGAGATCCACGGCGATGTCTTGATGACCAACCTGACCAGCGTCTACATTGACTACCAGTACAGCCTTGGCGAGTTTGGCATGCCCCAATACTTTGTCCAACTGCTCAAGTACATGATGGCTTGGCACTTGGCAATGCCCATTACCGAACAAACAGACAAAGCCCAATACTGGCAACGTGTTGCAGTTGGCGATATTTCAGAAAATGGTCGTGGCGGGTACTTCCGCACAGCCATGCAAATTGACGGACAGAACAACCCAGTGCGGGTGATCGAAGACTATAGCTTGATTGCAGTGAGGAACTGATGGCACGTTTTGTTGACGTTACCACCAACTTTTCCACAGGAGAGCTTGATCCTTTGCTCCGTGCAAGGGTGGATCTGGCTACCTACTCCAATGCGTTGGCAAAGGCGACAAACGTACTGATCCAACCCCAAGGTGGTTTGCGCCGCAGACCAGGCTTAAAGCACATCCTAGAGCTTCCCAACAGCAGTACCCCATCAGCAGGCAATGGTGTGCGCCTTGTGCCATTCCAGTTCTCTGTGGATGATAGCTACATGCTGTGCTTTACCCATCAGCGGATGTACATCATTAAGGCTGGCGCTGTTATTGCAAACATCAATGGCACTGGCAACAACTACCTGACCACCACAGTTACATCCAGCATGGTTGACGACATGTGCTGGACTCAGTCTGCCGATACGCTGATCGTTGTCCACCCAGATTTACAGCCAGTCAAGATTGTGCGTGGCGCTTCAGATTCTTTGTGGACAGCAACATCAATCACATTTGACAGCATCCCTAAGTATGCTTTCACGCTGACCACCACCAATCCAGCGGCAACACTGACACCAAGTGCTGTCTCTGGCAACATCACATTGACGGCATCTGCTGGCGTATTTAGCGCAGGCAGTGTTAACCAATATGTGAATGCAAGTCCACAGGGTCGGGCAAGGATTGTGGCGTACACCAGCACTACTGTTGTCAGCGCCATCACAGAATACCCATTCTTTAGCACCGCAGCCATTGCAAGTGCTAGTTGGGAACTTGAGTCTGGCTATGAAGATGTGTGGTCTTCTGGAAAAGGGTGGCCTCGTACAGTGACTTTCCATGAAGGTCGTCTGTACTTTGGTGGATCTAAGTCTCGCCCATCTACTATTTGGGGTAGCAAGATTGCGCTGTTCTTTGACTTTACTCCAACAGAGTCATTGGATGATGATGCGGTTGAAGCTACGCTAGATACCAACGATTTAAATGTGATTACTGACATCATCAGTTCTCGTGACTTTCAAGTGTTTACAACTGGTGGCGAATTCTATGTGCCTCAGTCTGGCACAGATCCAGTCACCCCACTGACATTCACATTCAAGAACGTCAGTAGAAACGGCATCAAGCCTGGCACTCGTGTGCAGTCTGTTGACTCTGGCTCTGTGTACATCCAACGCCAAGGCAAGTCACTCAACGAGTTTGTGTTCTCTGACACCCAGTTGACCTACATCACTCAGCGCATCTCGCTGTTCTCTGGTCACTTGCTGAAGAATCCTGAGCGCATTGCATTGCGCCGTGCGTCCAGCACAGAGGACGCTGACTTGCTGTTGATGACCAATACGCAAGATGGCAGTATGGCGGCATTCAGCGTTATGCGCTCACAGCAGGTCACAAGCCCATCTGAGTTCACAACCGATGGCAGGTTCTTGGACGTTGGCGTAGATATCACAAACATATACACAGTCACCAAGCGAACATTCAATTCTGTCGACAGGTATTTTGTTGAGTTATTCACAGAAACATTGTTCACAGATTGCGCATTCATTGGCGGTGCTGCGGCAAGCGCCAGCAGTTTGCCTCACGTTGGCAAGGCGTTGAACGTGATCACAGATGGCGTGGTGCAGTCCAATGAGACTGTCAGCGGTGGTGGTTCTGTGACGTTTGATCGTGCCAGCACAACAGCTTATGAGGTGGGTTTGCCAATCACTGTGTACGTCAAGACCATGCCTGTTGAGGTCAAGTTGCAGACTGGCTCTCGTTTGTCGTTCAAGAAACGTATTGTCGAGATCAGCCCAATTGTCAAAGACACACAGCACCTGATCATAAACAATCAGCCAGTGGCTTTTAGGTTGTTTGACAACGCATTGCTTGATGACCCTGAGCCAACATTTACTGGCGTTAAACGTGTGAATGGCGTACTTGGCTACAGTAGAGAACAATCCATTGAAGTACAACAAAACCTACCCTTGAAGATGACCTTGCTTGGCTTGGACTACAGGGTGGCAGTACATCCAGGGACATAAAAAATGGCAACAAACTACGAAGCAGCAGCAGGATTCATAACGGCTTATGGGCAATCACAAGCCCAGCAAGCTGCCGCTATCAATCAACAAACTGGCTACATGGTGCAGGCCAGAGACAACTTGGCTATTGCTGGTGTTCGTTCAGACATGGACAACCAGTACGCAGAGATCCAAGCTGGTCGTATTCTGAAGAAGGCAGAGAATGAAGCTATGAATTACCAAATCGCTGGTAACTCATTGCTGAAGAATATGCGAGCAACCAATGCATCTATTCGGGCAAGGGCGGCGGCAAGTGGTGTGGCTGTTGGTGAAGGTTCATTTGCTGGTGTGCAACGTGAGAATGTGGCAGCAACCATGCGTGACGTTGGCATTGCTGACTTGAATGCGTTGACAGCCAAGGTGCTTGGCTTTGAAGATGCAAGTGCCATGATCCAGTCAACACAGTATCAGACATTCCTGAACAACTTCTCTGCACAGCGTCAAGCAGGTCAATACGAGATGGCGGCTTCTAATGCTCGTACACAGGGTAATTTGTTGTCTAATTACACATTGCTCAAAGGTGGTATGGACTTTGCAAAAACTTATGTGCCATCAACACCTAAGAAAGGAACGTAATGGCTACAAGAATTGAATCAGGACAGATCCAACTGCGTAGTGCTGGTAATGTGCCAATGCAACAGATACAGCCACAGGCTGTAGATCAAGTTGGTTTCAGAGCGCAAGCAAAAACTGCTGACACATTGGGTCAAGTGCTTGATCGCATGAGTGGTGCATTGTTTGAGCAGGCTGGCAAGAAAGCCCAAGAGCAGGCGTTGAATGATTACTTCAACAACTACCGTGTCACCGACAAGCAAATTGAAGATGCAAAAAATGGCATACCAGTAGATTTGTCGCTTGGCAAAGGTTTCAGCATTTACGACATTGCTTTGCAAAAAGCTCGTAGCTATGAATTGTCTGGTCGCTTTGAAGTAGAAGCAAAGAACGAGTACAACTTGATCTATGACAAGCTTGTAAACAACGAGATGTCTGTCAAAGATGCCGCTACCAAAATGAAAAGCGTGACTGATGGATACAGTCGTGTGCTTGGCAAAGAAGATGGTGAAGCTGCTCTAAAGTTTGTCAGTTCCATGGGAATGCATGCCAGCACAATCATGGCAAAAGGATTTGAGCTTGAGTCAAAGCGCAAACGTGAGCAAGATGTAGTCACACTTCAGCAAGCACTGTTCAACGAAATCAAGATGCTTCAGCCTACACTAGAAGCGCCACTTGAGCTAAATGATAATGGACAGCCACGCTCACCCAATGTGAAGCTTGAAGCCATTAGATTAAAGCTTGGTCAAGTTGGTACTGCCATTGGTGGTCTTGAAAAAGGCAATGCCATGCAAGCAGAATGGGACAAAGCTGTTCGCCAAGCAAAGATAAATGTGTTGACAAAGTTGGCAATTTCAAATGAAAACATTGGAACTCCAGAAGCTGTTTCAAGAACACTAGATAACTTGAGATATGGAAAACTTGGTAATCTGACTCACATTGCTCAAGACTTATATGCTGTTGATAGAACTGCACTTGATGATGTTTCAAAAAGTGTAATGCAAGCTGTTGCAGATCGCAGAACAAACAATGACGATGCCTTGAAAGAAGAAAAGCGCCGCAAAGAAGCTGATGCCAATACTCTGATGATTGAGTTTCATCAGAAGGGTACGCCAATGAAACGCAAGGAAGACATTGCTTTGCAAGTGGCAAAGATGGGTGTCTTCTCAATGGAGCAATTGGACAAGTACTTGAGTCCTGAACCAAAGGATGGTGACCCATATGCGTATGCCAACATTGAGACACGCATTGTTTTTGGCGATATAACCGATCCAGCAGAACTAAAGCGTATTGCAATGCGATCTGGCATGAGTGGCCCACAGTATGTGCGCTTGAACAGCAAACTACTGGAAGGGTTTAATCAGGAAAAGGCAGATGCTTTGCGTTACTTGCGCCGTGTGTCTGGTGTGCCAGATGTTGCAAGCTTGTTTTCTAGCGCAAGTGACGAGCATAAGATTGTCAAGAATAACAAAATTAATGACATTTTTGAGTTTCAAGTAAATGCGTTTAGACAGACAAGCCCTGGTGTACCAATCCCATACAAGCAAATTGCTCGTCAATCTGAAGAAACATACAACACTGGTGACCGTGCCGATGTTGTCAAAACAAAAGCTCGAAATGAAATAAACAGCACTATTAACGAGTTGACCTCAAAGAAAAAATTACCTGCTGGCACTGTCATTGACGAAAACACAAACCTTGACGACTTGGCTACACGATACAAGCTCAACGAAAACGACACTACTTATTTGCGTCAACGGCAAAAAACATTGCGTGGTAACTGATGGCAACAAAACTTGAACAATCATTGATCGACAACTACTT